GCGTAGCACCGACCCGCCGGATGCGGGACTCCACCAGGAGATGTACGCGCGATGAGCGATGCGGCACCCGAGACAGTAGCACCCGATCAAGCTGGCGCGGCAGCCCCTACCGCGACTCCTGCACCAGGCGCCTCGGCGGCGCCCGACGCGCAGCCCGCAGAAGGCGGGGACACGAAGCCGGATGCAGCGCCTGAGAGGACGTTCACGCAGTCCGAGCTGGACCGCATCGTCGACAGGGCGCGACGCAAGGAATCGAGACGCGCGGAGGCGATGGCCTACGAGCGGGCGCGGCGCGAGGCGGCGGAGGAAAGGCTCCGCGAGCTCGAGCAGGGCGGCCCGGATCGCGGCAAACCCGATGCGCGGGCGCCAGGGGAAGAGCCGAGGCAAGAGGACTTCAAGGACTGGGACTCCTACAACCGCGCGGTGATCCGGTGGGAACTGGAACAGACGCGGCGCCAGGAGGCCGAGTCCGCGCAGCACAGGCGGAGCAGCCAGGAGCAGGCCGAGTACGCACGCTCGGTGCAGGAGGCGATGGCCGGAGGGGTGGAGAAGTACGACGACTTCGAGGCGCGCATTGGCGCACGAGGCGTCGTGTTCACTCCCACGATGGTCGACGCGCTCCTCATCACCGACGCGCCCGCGGACGTGGCCTACAACCTCGCCGCGAGCCCGGCGGAGACGCAGCGCATCGCGAGCCTGCCGCGCGCAAAGCAAGTCCTTGCGGTGAAGGAATTCGCCGAAAGCCTCACGAAGCCCCCGGCGCCGACAAAGGCGCCTGAACCGATCACGCCGAACAAGTCGGATGGTGGGTCGGCCAAGACGATCGAGTCCGTGGCCGACAACTACGACGAGTGGCTGAAGTTGCGGAACAGGCAGTTGGGTCGCGCGTGACGAACGCCGGCCCTCTTGCAGCATTCGCATAGGGGCAAAAGATGGCCAATTCCTTCGAGGTGATCACCATGATCACCAACGAGTCGATGCGACTCGCGCACGAAAAAGCGACGTTCCTCTCCACGATCGACCGGCAGTACGACGACAGCTACGCCAAGAGCGGCGCGAAGATCGGCTCCGCGCTGCGCGTGCGCAAGCCCAACCAGTACGAGGTCACGACCGCCTCGCGCGTGATGGACGCGCAGGACCAGGCCGAGGGCTACGAGACGGTCACGATGGCCTCGCAGTACCACGTCGACATGCACTTCGACTCGTCCGACCTCGCGCTCTCTGTCGACAACTTCTCGAAGCGCTACATCGACCCGGCGATTTCGGCCCTCATCTCGAAGGTCGAGGCCGACGTGCTGCAGGGCGTCTCGAAGGACGTGTACAACGTGCAGGGCACCGCGGGCACGGCGCTCGGCGCCTCCGGCAGCCTCGCCGCGTTCACCGGCGCGCGCGCCCGCATCAACGGCGGACTCGCCCCGATGGGCAACCGCTCGGTGATGCTCGACAGCGTGCAGATGGGCAACGTGGTGACCGGCCTGTACAACGTCTTCAATCCGCAGAAGGATGTGGCGAAGGCGTTCCAGGAGGGCTACTACGGCCACGCGCTCGGCGGCGACTGGTACGAGAACGAGCGCATCCTCACGCACACGGTCGGCTCTGACGTGACCGTCACCACCTCGTCCTCGGCTGCGGTGACCGACGGCGGCACCAACATCACCATGAACGGCTCGGACGGGTCGATCAAGGAGGGCGACGTGTTCACGGTGGCCGGCGTCTACGCCGCGCACCCGGAAACGAAGTCCTGCCTCGGCTACCTGCAGCAGTTCGTGGCGACCGCGGACTCGACCGGCGCCGTCACCGTGTCGCCCCCGACCTACCTCACCGGCGCGAAGAAGAACGTGTGCGCGGCGAGCGGCGCGAACCTCGCGACGACGGACTTCAACTCCAAGACGATGACCTTCGTCGGCACGGCGAGCGCGAGCTACCGCCACGGCCTCATGTATCACAAGGAGGCGTTCGCCTTCGTCACCGCCGACCTGCCGCTCTACGGCGGGCAGGACGACTGCCGGCGCCTCACGAAGGACGGCATCAGCCTGCGCGTCTGGAAGCAGCCCGACATCGTGAACGACCGCAACCTCATGCGGATCGACATCCTGTTCGGCTACGCCACGCTGCGCCCGGCCTGGGCCTCGCGGCTCATCGGCTCGGCCGTGTAACGCCCTTGCGGGGGCGGCTTCGGCTGCCCTCGCACAACCCACGCACAGGAGATCGACATGGCTTCCGAACGACTCGACAGCGGCACCCCGGACGGCGCGAAGATCGGCGGCGCCTCGACCGACAAGATCGGCTTCTACGCCGCTACCGCGACCACGCGCCCCAGCGTCACGTGGCCCAACACCGGCACGGCGACGACCACGCTCAACGAGACGAAGGTGAACCGCCTGATGGCGGCCCTCGTCACCCTCGGGCTGATCGCCACGACCTGACGCCGCTCGCGGGGCTTCGAGGGGGCTGGATGGTCCGGCCCCCGTTTCCACGAGAGGCTGCATGAGCGACCTGTTCCACGACGAGGGACCGCCGGCGACGGGGCGGAAAATCATGCTGGCAACGACGGCCTACGACAGGCCGTCGGCGGCGCACGTGTTCGCGATCGCGCGGTCCCGGCAGGCGCTGCACGACGCCGGCATCCAGACGGCCTACGCGCTCCTGCAGGGAAACTGCCACGTCGACGACGCGCGCAATGCGATCGTGCGCGACTTCCTCGCGAGCGACTGCGCGGAGCTCGTGTTCCTCGACGCGGACGTGGATTGGGAGCCCGAGCAGCTCGTTCGCCTGTGCGGGCACGACCTGGACCTCGTGGGCGGCGTCTACCCCTACCGGCGCGAGGGCGGCGACACCATGCCGGTGAGGATGAAGCCCGGCGCGCGTATCGGCCCCGACGGCATCCTCGAGGTGGAGGGCCTGCCCACCGGGTTCATGCGAATCCGCCGGCGCGTGCTCGAGCGCGTCGCGCAGCTCTCCCCGAAATACTGGGACAAGCTGGACCTGACCGCGCTCGTGTTCGATCGCCCGGACCCGGACGAGGAGGGCACGCGCTGGGGCGGCGACATCGCCTTTTGTCGCAAGTGGGCCGCGCTCGGCGGCAAGCTCTACGCCGACGCTGAGCTGCGCCTGGGGCACACGGCGACCATCGTCGTGCGCGACTCGCTGGCGGCGCAGATTCGCAGGCTTTCCGGCTCCGTGTGGGGCGAGCTGATCCCGCGATTCCGGGCCGGCACCGAGCGCCCGGACGACTACAACGAGATCGCGCGCGCGGTGGGCAACTCATGGGCCGCCGACCCCGGCGTGCTGGCGGTGCTTGTGGGCGTGGTCCGCAAGTGCCGCGGCGACGTGATCGAGACCGGTAGCGGGCTCTCCTCCGTGATCATGGGCGCCGTGTCCTCGGGGCGGGTGTATTCGCTGGAGCACCTGCCGCACTTCGCGGCGAACACGGTGGCGATGTGCGAGGAGGCCGGGGTCGCGAACGTGGGCGTGTGCTGCGCGCCGATGGCCGGCGACCATTGGTACGACGTGGGCAAGTTCGACCTGCCGCGCAAGTTCGCGCTCGGGTTCTGCGACGGCCCGCCCCGGGCGTTCGGCACGCGGTTCAGGTTCTTCGAGGAGCTGGCGCCGCGCTGCGAAGCGATCGTCGCCGACGACATCAAGACGGACGCGAACTACGCGCGCCGCGTGCGCGAGTGGGCGGAGGCGAACGGCCGCACGATGCAGATCCTCGGGCGCGCCGCGCTCGTCCTGAAACCGCATCACATGGAGATGAAGGAGGCCGCCTGATGGCCGTGACCTACATGACGCACCCGGAGCATGGCGCGACGGTGTGCTACAACGAAATCGAAGTGGCCGAGTGCAAGAAGCACGGCTGGGTCGAGCAGGGGCAGGTTGCCCCAGCCCCTTCCGCTCCCGCGGAAGTCGTCGCGGCGAGCGTTGCCGCCTCCCCCGAGANGAGGCCGCCCGAGGAGAAAGGCGCGCTAAATGGCCACCGCCGGCTCGATCATCGAGCGCTCGCTTCGCCTGCTCGGGCAGTTGCCGGCCGGCAAGACGCCCACGTCCGACGAGTACGCGGATGGGCTGGAGGCGCTGAACGCGATGGTCGATGCGTGGAACAACGAAAGCCTGCTGTGCTTCGCCTACCAGGCGGAGACGCTCACGCTCGCGAACGCCGATTCGAGCTACACGGTCGGCACGTCCGGCGACCTGAACACCACGCGCCCCGTGGAGATCGTGAACGCCTACATCGTGGAGGCGAACATCTCCTATCCCGTGGAGATCATGAACGAGGCCGAGTACGCCGGCATCGCCGACAAGACGCTCGCGGGCGACTGGCCGACGCACCTGCTTTTCCGGCCGACCATCGCCTCCTCGCAGGCGACGGTGATCGTGTGGCCTGTGCCGAACGCGACTCGCACGATGAAGCTCACGACGCGGGTGCAGGTGGGATCGTTCGCCAGCACCGCGACGACGGTAACGCTTCCGCCCGGGTGGGAGAAGGCGCTCGCGTACAACCTCGCGATAGACCTCGCGCCGGAATTCGAGACGCAGCCGAGCGCGGCTGTGGCGAAGGGCGCGGTTGAGTCTCTCGCCGGCATCAAGCGCGCGAACATCGGCACGCGCCCGCGCAGGCTTTACACGGAGATCGGCGCGATGTTCCCCGGCAACGCGGCAAGCATCGTCACCGACGAGGCGTAGGCCCGTGCGCATCCCGCTCGCCACCACGATCGAATCGCGCGACGGCACGCTCACGCGCGACGCGAAGGTGAAGAACGGGATCGTGGAGACTCGCGGCGAGGACGTGCCGCCCATCGTCCGCAAGCGCCCGGGGCTCACCGACCTCGGGCTCGTGCGCGCTGGCGAGGCGCAGCTGCTCTACTACTGGTTCGGCAAGGTGCGCACCGTGATCGGCGACTACCTCGACGGCGCGACCGGCGTAGGGCAGCTCGTGGTGACGACGTGGAACTCGGCGGACAAGGACTCCGACGTGGCGCTTTCCAACGGTGACCTCACGATCACGGTGTCCGCCGGCGGGTTCGCGCGCAGCGTCGATTCGCTTTCGTCGGGATCGTGGGCGTTCCAGACGACGGTCGCAACGGCCACCGGGACCGTGTGCGTCGGCATGGCCAATGCGTCGGCCACGTTCGTGCAGCTCGGCGCGAGCCACGCCTCGATCGCGTACAACAGCAACAGCGGGCAGATCACGAAGAACTCCTCCGTCCTGGCGACTGTGGCCACCTACACCGCCGGCGACGTGATCAAGGTGATCTACGACGCCGACACGCCTTCGATCGCGTTCTACAAGAACGGCACGCTCGTCTACACCGCGACCGGATCGAATGTGCCGACGGGGCCGCTCTACGCCGCCGCCGGGGCGAACTCCTCCGGCGCCGTAGTGCACACCACGAACTTCGGTGTCGCAGCCTCCGGCGCGTCGCTCTCCCCGACCTCCGCGGGCGAGCAGTTCAGCGCGCAGGACAACGGCGCGAACTCGCCCGAGTCGCTGCTGATGATCAAGAACTCCACGCAGGCGTGGGTGGTCGACACGTCCGACGTGGTGACGCAGATCACGGACGTGGACTATCCGGGGAAGTACACCGTCACGCTCACGAGCCTCACGCGCTCCAGCACGACCGCGACGGCGACGACGGCGGCGGATACGAACTTCCGCGCGGGCGACTCCGTGGTGATCGCCGGCGTGAACGAGTCCGGGTGGAATGGCACGTACACGATCCTCTCGACCACGCGCAGCGGGCAGACCGTGCCGGCGCCGGCCCCGGTGGCGATCACGATCGCGCGCTCCGGCACCACGGCGACGGCGACCTCGACGGCCGGCCCGCACGGGTACACGAACGGCCAGAGCGTGACCATCGCCGGGGCCGAGCAGACGCAGTACAACGGCACGAAAACGATCACGTGGATCAGCGCGACGCAGTTTTCCTTTACCGTCACGGTCACGAGCGCCGTCACGGCCGCCCCCACGTCGCCGGCGACCGGCACGCCGGTCATCACGCCGAAGACCTACACGGGGCTCGCGTCGAGCACCATCGGCGGCGGCGTCGTCGACATCCAGCCGCAGGGCACCGACCAGGCGACGATCAGCTTTTTTGCCGGGCTGACGGCCGGCGTGCAGGTCACGATAGCATCTTGCGCGGCGGACGCCGGCTTTGTGGGGACGCACACCATCGCGTCAAGCGGGACCGGTTACAGCCGCATCACGTACTCCGCGGCGTGGCAGGGGTTCACCACGATCACGGTGCGCGGGCCGGCGCCGACGATTTCGAGCATCACCACGGACGGCGCGGGGG